TGAAAATCGCATGGATAATCAGCAGGAAGTGGACGTCGTCATGCAAGACGCGTCTATAGTAGGTACTACCCATCAAACTTACCTCGACTCGGTCGTGAATGCACGACTCGTCATCGAAGAAGTTGTCAAGGCAGCTTTGTCAGATGCACAGCGGCGCGAAAGGCCGTCCATGCGCGACAATGCGATCGTGGATCGCATTTTTGGTATCACCCGTGGTTTTGTCGTTGTTTTGACGCACCACGAAGCCCCAAACGAGGTCGTAACTGACTTTGTGGAAGGAATCGCTTGGTACTTAAATGTACCGAGTGAAAAACAATTCGTTGCTCGTTGCAAGTACGTGTGTACGGCACCGATGGCGGAGTTCCTCCGAAATGAACTCCCAGCATGCAAAGATCTGCGGTGGCGGCCACGGCGACACTTTCGTCGTTGGTACCGCTCCCGCATCGCGAAGGTCTCACGTGTCAACTGTCATCTATGGTTCTCATGGCTGCAGGCGAAGCGCAGTGCGCTCGCCCTCACCGAGGACATGATACTTTTGAACTACATGGATCATCACGATGCGATGCTGAAACCGGACCCCATGGAGCCAACTCTCATCGATTTCTCGATGGACTTGTTGGCGCCGGTCCTGGAATATGCCAAGGCAGCAATTGCCAAAAGCGACCTGACTCCACCTCTTGCCCAGGCAAGTAGGTCAGCCGCTTTTGAGGCCAGCCGCGCGCGCGGCGGCCAGATGGGTGAGCTCGCTCGTTATCTCGGAATCGACACGGAGGTCGAAGGAGGTGACGTCGAGGTCGATGTGGCGGTGGAGAGTGGTGATGTGAGTTTGAGTTACGACCGATACACAGGTGTGTCTATCGAGCCGGTGACGGAAAAGCGAACAATACGCACGAACACGTCGACAATCAATGAGCTGGATACGAGGAAACTCGTTGGGATGCGTGAACTCGGCCTTCGGGCCGGCGAGAACGCAGACGTTTGGGGTGTGCAAGATATTATGTCGGATCCTGTCGCGTTTGACGCGTGGACCAAGACAACCGATGCAGCAATTTTCGCAGATGCGGCAAGAGCGATCGGAATCGATGCAAAACCGGACGTTGACCGACAGATCTATCGCGATGCCTTGCGGCAGGCGATGTCGGGCTCCCTCGAGTGCACAATCCAAGCCGTGCGCGAACCGTTGAAAGTCCGCACGATCAGCAAGGGTAATGCTCTCTCGTATTATGTCTCGGGTGGCTACCAGAAGGCGCTCCACAGCGCCCTCCGGAAGCTCAAGTGCTTCCGCCTTATCGGTCGACCGGTGTCGCCGACTGACTTGGAGGATTTGGTGTATGATAGCGATGAAAAGTTGTACTGGATTAGCGGTGACTACAAGGCCTCGACGGATAATCTCTCGTCGGGCTTGTCGCAGCGAATTAACAGGTATCTGGCGGCTGGCTTGCCGTTCGAACTTGTTTACCGTGCATGTCTCGAGTCGCATCTTTGCCACTATCCGAAGGTGGACGTAGGTGAATCGTTGCTAGAGGAGTTTAAAGACTGGTGTGAGAAACACAGTTATGACTGGCGTGAACACGTCAGCCGCAAAGACGGAAAGATCTGGGTTCAAGTGCCGGACGTTCAACAAGTGAACGCCCAGCTCATGGGATCACGGGTCTCCTTTCCGATATTGTGCCTCGCCAACCTCGCGTTGTATTTGATCGTGAAATGCGTTTCTAACGGGATTTATCGTCCTGAACGTACGCAGATTATCGAATGGATGAACAGAGTGTTGATAAATGGTGACGACATCCTCTTCGCAGGTCCTCTGCGGGAGTTTGAGCTCCTGGAAGTCTGGGGCCGCCGTGTAGGGTTGGAGTTGAGTGTTGGAAAGGCATACGTGCATGACGAGTACGCCAATGTCAATTCGACGTCATTTTTGTACAAGATCTTGCCGGGCTCGACGCCTCGGCAGGTGAACTACCTGAATACGGGTCTATTCTTCGGCTTGAACAAAGTTCAGAACAAAGCCGTTGACGATTCGAAGGGTGAGGGAGTGGTCGAAGGTACGCACCGTTGTGCAACTATCGATCGGGTTCTTGATGGATGTCTGCCTGGCCGGCAGAAGGAAATCTTGGGCAACTTCCTGTCGCTGCACAAACTCGATATCACTATCGAATGCGGCGGCCGCAACTTGTTCATTCATCGATCACTCGGTGGAATGGGTGTTGTGTGTCCAGTAGGGTGGAGGTATGATGTGACTCAACGTCAATATCTCGAGGCGGCGCGCGTGATGAAGCAATTCGGAACGCGCGTCGTCCCTGATATCCGGCCTTACCAGACTCGTGTTCTCACCGACTACGAGTCCGAGAAGATCATTTCGCCCTGGCGAGCGACAGAGGTTGGTGTCGATGCGGTTGCGTCGATGCGCAACGGTCGTGTTAAGGCGCCGAAGTGTCCAATCACGCAAGAAGAGCGTAATTGGCTTGAAGTCGGCGTCGTCTGTACGGGGGTTGTTGGAAGAAAGTGGCGCGTTGGCGAAGAGCTGGCGTACTGGCATCTATCCGATGACTTTAATGCAGATACGCATCGGTTCGAGTGGGACTTGCGTCAACTCGAACGGATGTCGTTGTCCTTCTTGGACAACGGACCTGTCGTTCGCCAGTGAACTGGCGACACTCCGAAGAGTGGATAAACTACACGAGGGTGGCGTGTAATCCATCAAGCGGGTTGTGGTGTGTAGATGATCCAAAACGTTGCCTGTGTTCGTGTTCGTCGCGCGGACGCGTGGCGTAAACACTTACGTACCAACTGATCTGTCAGTCAAGCATGCCTTGGGGTTGATGGTCAGGGAGAGTCGAACGACTACACGGATCAGCGCTCGATCGAGCGTTCACCATGATGAATAGTCTCCGTACGGTTGCGGGTCTAATCCGCCTTTCCAACCGAGGTACCAAATCAATGAACAACAATCAATCTTCAAAGAAGAATAAATCGTCGAAACAACGACGTGGCCAGTCGGCCGGGGGACAGCCCCAACAACGCCAGATCGGCGCCGCCGTGGTTACTCGAATGCCGCGTATCGGGTTCTCCGATATCACGCGGCACACTGTCTCCTGGATCGCAGGTTACGTATTCGTCGGCGACGGTACGAACGGTGCGACAGACAGCGTGCTCTTCAAGAGCGCGTCGGGCACGTATATCTTCGGCGACTCAGCCACAACCCGTGGTTCAGTCCCGGTCCTCGCTGCCGACAGTCATGTCGGTGCGACCTACGTGTCTGATGTCGAGAAACACTTCGCGCGCAAACGGATCTTGTCGCAGAAGCTGACCGTTGCATCACTGCAACCAGCGACGAGCAACAACATGATGGTCGTGATCGCGGCGTCACGCGCACAAGGCCTTGCGGAGCAGTCATACTGCTATCCGCTCGCCAGTGTGAAGACGCAACAGCCGTTCACGAACGTCATGTCGATGGACTCAGCGATGACTGTCGATGCTTGGGAGACCAAGTCGATGGACATCAGTCGTTTCATCGGTGGAGGCTCGGGAGCCCGACAGAACGAGTTCGAAATCGCCAACAGTGCTTTGGCGTCGAGTGTCTTCAACAGTGGAAGCTACCCGGCACAGGACCTTGATGGTCTCGTGCCGACCTGCTTAACACTGTCTGGAAATTCGACGACAACCGCGTTGCGCGGAACGAACACGCACGCCATTATTGTCACTCAGACGGTCGATTACATCGACTTCGTCGGTGGCAGCAATGCGCCGTACCCCGTCGGTGTGGCGGCGTCGACTTCGTCGACGACGACCACTGAGCTCGATTCGCTTCGCCGTGAGCTGCAGAAGCTGAAGACGATGATCAACTGATCTCGTGTGTGGCCCAGAGTTGGAAACGCCGTTAAACTTGTCAACACTCAGCGATTATCATCAAGCAATACGAATGGACACTTACTACACACCTCGTGAGCAAGAGTCACTCAATACACTCAATGAAATTAAACTTGTTACCCGAGCACGTCTGCTCCGGTTCCAGCAAGCCAAGAAGGCTCTGGAGTTTACTCTCCAGGTGATGTCGGCAGGACAGGCCGAAATAAACCTCGAGAAATCGGGACACCCGACAGATCGGACGCTCGTCAAGGCACAGAACTCTCTTCAGCTTACGCTGACGGGGCTCAATGCTTCGATCGAACGATGCGTCTATCATATCGCCGATTCAAACAACAAGATCGCAGAGTTGCAGCGAAAGGCTCACTTACGTGCGGGCCGCGACGAAGAGTCATTTGATGTGCTCGACAAGCAGATCAAAGAATTCATCGCGGAATTCCAGTAATCAGAGTTCCTGCATCACGGGTCTGTGACGTTCCAGTGAGAACCAGTCACCAGGGCCTGGCGAAAGCCGAATGCGCGCGCAAAGGGATTTGCGCTGTTGCAAGAGAAAAGATCCGTCTCAACGACGTTAACTTTTATCTCACAAGCCGTTAATCTCCGGAAATAACGGCGACGGACCGGTATAGGACCCGGTCTGCCTTTATGGTGCGTGCTCCTAAGCACAGGACTGATGTTTCGTAGGGGAATAACCCCCAAGCGAGAGCCCGAGTTTGATCGTTAATCGTACTAGCCACACGAACGTAGCACAGCAAGTCAACTCCCTCGAACTATCATCAGGTAGACGAATAATCGACGTACGTAGCAACGGCTGCCTCACGGCCAGCTCGAATGAGTAGTTTTAATACTGCACGTTGCACGTTCATTCCGATCACACGCCTAGTTGGCCAAAGCTTCGATCCAGGTTTTAATCCCTCGAGAAGCCAACGACCCCGTAAGTGATTCGGCGTCAGACGAAAGTCTTTCACCCGCGTTCACCCC